TCGCTGAACTTGTTTTGACTCTACTTAAAACATCTTTAAATCCGTCTGGCACTTTACTATGTAAATTACCTACACCTCCTACAATTTTAGGAGCAGACATGACTTGTACTAATTCGGGCATTTCATCTAAAGTCATTTGCAATTCATCCCAGGTGCATATGGTATCCCACTGGTGATTCGTAATCGTATCTTTTAAAGTATATGTTGGCATAAATTTGTGTGATGACCAGCCCTAAAAAAGGACTGGCCAAAACCTCCTATTGCATTAAAACTTGTTTCTCAGTTATATGTTTGATTAAAAATTGTTTTTTCTTCATAAGTTTGCCTATTAAGCTATTATCTTGTTTTTCCTTCGATCTTAATTTTTCAATATAGATTTCTAGTTCACTCACATCTTGTCTTAGTCTCTCAAACTGAGCAGTCATGCAATTCTTCCTTTACTTAACAATTAACTTAGGAAACGCCTCCTGAACTAATTTTTTAGTAATACCGCCACCAAGGGTTTCTTTATCTTTCATTTTTAGTACAAGTTCGGCGTCAGCTGGGTGAATCGCTTCGAGCATATCAATAAACATTCGCTCGCGGCGAATGCTAGGGAGCTTATCACCCTCAAGCCCCTTTACAAAAAACTTAAGTTTTTGGATTTGTTTGTGCAAATTAGAAGGTACGCTTTCTTCTTTAGCTGGTTCATACGGAGGTAGACCAGGAGGAAGAGAAAAATTTACAATATCGTCAAAAAAGCATCTTAGTACATCGCCCAATGCCGGACAATCATTTTCCCTTAAAGCTGCAATCTTATCTTTTTTAGATTTAGCGCTTTTTACTTTATTAATTATTTCAAATATATTTAATGATACTTTGTTCACCATTATATAAAATCCTTTATATCATCGATCAAGCGGCGGCAACGTTTTTCAACTAAAAATGGAAACACTTTACCTCTGTTTGACCATCTATCTTGTTTATCATAACTATGTATAATATTTTCTTTTAGCACTTCAGGAGTTGACTCAAGATCGATAAGTTTTCTATTACGTTGTATATTACGTAGTACTTCTTGACCTTGAGAAGTCGGATCTTGCATCAGTGCTTCGATAATAGGCTTGCGTAGTGGTGTCTGTCGAGAACCATCTACAAAAACATTGTCACCACTTAATACGTTAGGTACACCGTCAGATGTATCGCCTTTTAGTATAAGTTCTAATAGCTGTTTACGAGGATGCTCTTCTTTAATGAACTTCTTTGTCATAGGAGAAAACTGTGCAATGTTTTTATATTTCTGCAGTTGAGCAAAATCTTTATCTGCAGAAATAATCATTACTTCTTCGTGCTTACCAAATTCTTGTGTATTCTGTGCAAGAACACCGATAATATCATCGGCTTCACAACCATCAACTTTGATAGTCTTATACGGAAAGTTTTCACCGAGTTCTTCCCATACTAGATTAATAATTCGAAAGATTTCTTGCCAATCCAGTTTCGAATCTTTACGATTCTTTTTACGTGCAGCTTTATACTGTGGAAATGCGCCATAGCGCCAGTTGTTACCAGCATCACCAGCGATAACGACTTCGCCGTATTTTTCTTTAAACTTAGAACGATACATGCGAATAGAATTAAGAATCATATGGCGAACCATATCCTCTTGTATATCTAGTTTTTGAGTTACGATATTGCTGATTGCAATGGCACTGTAGTCAATAAGAATCATAATAATCTCCTGATGTATAAAGCTATTCTAACACATCATCATCTGAATGTACACTTAAAATGTGCTTTCTATGAATTTTTCCTCCAATAAAAGCATTATAATATTCTTTTGGTTTTAGTAGTACATCATACATAAATTGATATTTCATTTCGTAATAAGAGCATTGACCTTTAGTCTTACACAATTTTAATATTTCGCGGTGATAATTATCTTGGCCCTTTTCTTCGACTAAAAGTTTAACCTCTTTACTTGAACCAAAATATGTACGCCAGTCAGACTCTGTTCGTGTTCTGACTCGACGTTTTCTTTTTGAATTTTTTGGTAGTATTTTTGGTTTCCAGAAAAACTTTTTACCGATATATTTCATACCTGTATCTTTTTCAGTAATTACATAAACAAAACCTTGGTATTCTTCAGGAGTCTCATCGAACTCCTGATTTTTGTAATACCACATTTATTTTTCATCTCTTAGCCACAAGAATTCATCTAAAGCTTCTTCAAAATGCAAAGTATGTTCCCAATGAGCATGTTCACCACAGCCTGAACAATAATCGGGTGCATGACCTCTATGATCAGGGTCGTCAATTATTAATAGTTGTATAGTACCACAGTTATCACATTCTGCATAATAACTAAATTCATAATCGTGGATTTCTGTTACTGGATCGACTACTTTTGCCATATAATATTACTCCTCAATATAGTCTATATATCACGCTTCACACGAAGCGCACGACATAATATCTCTAACCAGTTCTTGTGCTGGATTTGCTGATCGCTGATAATAAAATGTCTTGACACCCAAACGCCAACCTTCGATGAGTAATGCATTCACGTCCTTTGTAGAAACTTCAGGATGAATCATAAGATTAAGAGATTGAGCTTGATCTATATATTTCTGTCTTGTAGCTGCTTGCTGGACAATAGACAATGGTGTAATTTCACTGAACGTTTTGAATATTGATTTTTCTTCATCAGACAAAAAGTCTAAATGTTGTACAGAACCACCACGAATAAGAATAGTCTCCCAAGTTTCAAAGTCATCTTTATTTTTATCTGCTAATAATTGCTTTAAGAATGGGTTCTTATATGTGAATTTACCTTTTGCTAAATCCTTTGTAAAATAGTTTGAAGCAAGTGGTTCAATAGACGGCGATACTTGACCAAGAATAAACGATGACGATGTAGTCGGTGCAATAGCACAACGTGTCAAATTACGTTCACCAAATCCTAACATTCCTACTGGTTCACCATATTCTTCTGCAAGTTCTTTTGTGGCTACTAATGATTTATCATCGATAAATTTAGAAATCTTAATGCATTCCATCTGAGCCATTAAACCTTCGAACGGAATCATTTTTGATTGCAGATACGAATGCCAGCCAAGAACACCGAGACCAAGAGCTCTCCATGTTTTAGCAAAGTTATGAGATGATTCCATAAATTTAATATTAGCAGTTTTATCGATGTACTCTTCCATCACTGCATCTAAGAAATAAATCATAGTTTCTACGGCATCTGTATGTTGCCATTCTTCAAAAGTAAGAGCATTCATCGATGCTAAATTACATACAAATGACTCATCAATAGACGAAGGCAGAGCTATTTCTGAACACAGATTTGATGCCCAGATGCGCCGTCCCGTTTCACGTAGAGCGCGTGGAGCGTTGTTGTTTACAGTATCCGAGAAAAATATGTATGGATATCCAGACTCGCGCCGCTTGCGCAAAACGCGGGCCCATACTTCTCTTTTGGCTGTATCTCCTTCGATCATTTCTGTCATAAACTTATCTGATACACAAACACCAAGAGATAGATTATGAATAGAAGATCCTTCTTCTCGGCATTCTAAGAATTCCATAATATCTTCTGATTCAATATCAAGATAAACTGCCATTGATCCACGACGTACATTGCCTTGTGAAATAATATCAACAGTGGTTTCAAACATATTAGCATAATGGACAGGACCATCAGCTGAACCACCAGATTTAATTTCTGATCCCCGCGGGCGCAGGTCACCCAGGTACGCGGAGGTGCCCGCTCCCATTTTAGTTTGCATTCCTACTTCACCAACCTTAGTGAGAATAGAATCAATAGAATCTTCGATGAAGACGCCATTACAAGAAATGGGCAAACCTTTTTTCGTACCAAAGTTTGACCACACCGGAGATGATAGCGAGTAATATCCACGACTCATATAATGATAGAACTTATCTGAAAATCCTTCGATATCAAGAATTGTTTCTGCAGACTTTGCTATTTCACGTACTCTTTCTTCGAGAGTCATATTACCGTCAATATAACCACGGCTTAAAAATAAACGTGAATCTTCATTTGCCCACCACCAATTTTCTGTTGTATCAATCATGCTATCTCTCCTTAAAACAAATCGTCTGCAGTAATACCTTTTCCTTTTGCGTATTCAACTGGACGCTTTTGGAAGAAGTCTGTCATATTAGCACCAAGTAATTCTTCGTCAAACCAATAAGTCTGATCAATGTGGTGCTGGTTATAATAGATTTCAGTTGAGTCAAATCCAATTTGATCAAGTGAATCTCTCATACGTTTAGCAATAAATGATTTAAGAATATTAGCATCTAATCCTTCAACAGAATATTCACCCATAATCCAATCAATCACAGCACTTTCAGCTTTTAATGAGTCTACACATTCTTCACGAATTCTAGCTTCCATTTCTTCATCAAAGAATTCTGGATATTCTTCACGCATTGTGTTAATAAGTTTAATGCCTACTTGTGCATGCAACATTTCTTCATTACGAGTATACTGCACTTGTTGGGCGCAATCTTTGAGTACGGCCTTGTTGCGGTTAAAATGCATAATAATATAGAACTGACTAAATAGACTTACATTCTCTACAAAAAGCGTAAAAAGAATAATCGAATAGATGTATTGTTTTTTCTCATCTTTGTATTCTCTTTGAAGATATTTACGTAGATAATCTACTCGGCCTTTAATTACCTTTTCTTCAAGATTCTTTTCGAATACATCACTCAAATGAAGTACATCCAATAATTTTTCGTATGCTAAGTTATGAATGACTTCTGAGTTGGCCATAGCATATCCAAGATCACGAATAGATGGGTGTGGCATCTTATCGCCTATATTTGCCCAGAACGTTTTCACTGCAACCTCGATTTGTCCAATGGCCGACAGTGCACGGACAACTACTTCTTGTTCCTCTTCTGTTAAATCTGTTTTAAATTGTGAATAATCTGATCTAAAATTAAATTCATCAGGTGTCCAGAAGCCTTGCCAAATAGCATCGACGAACTGTTTAGTCCATGGATATAAATCGGGTTTACGTGAGATTTGTTCTTCGAATAGCATGTATTACTCCGTATGCATACAAAAAGAGTTAGCTCTAAATCGAATTATTTAGAGACTCGTTTTTTAGTTTGTGTGATTGTTTAGTTGGTTCTATTATATATCATTATCCCAATTTATAACACCCTTAATTTGAAGTTTTTTTAAAGCTTTTTCACTTTTTTCTTTGGTGTCATAAAGGAAGGCGAAGCTAATTCTATGATCAGCCGCGATGACTCGGTGCCAGTTTGAAGTACCATGAAAATGGTTTGTTTTGGCAGACCAACCTATCTTATCATAAATTTTATTATTATGTGTTTCTAGATAACTTTTATCTGATCTACTATACGTGAGTAATACATTATAACCTTTAGCGTCATCATTGGTATGCCATCCCAAAAAGCCAGAAGGCGGATAGTATATTTGTAGTTGACAACTGCTACAATTAGTCATATTCTTTATATGTTGTACCCAATCATAGATAAATGGGTCATTTAGTCTCACTAGATTATATGAGTGTAAATATGGTGAATGAGTGATTGGTTTGTTAAAATCAGTTAGGTTATCTTCTTCTATAGAACCATTTAAATCACATACAAAAGTATTGTAAATCTTTTGACTAAAAAAATAGTCAGAAAGTTCATTTAGCATATGTACATTTCCGGGAAAGTGTGTATAATAAATTAGGGCTTTTGAGTAGGCGGTAGTAGGTCATCTACCGGATCGTCCGTCAAAGCTTCTTCATAATAAGCAATGATAGCCTGTTGATCTTTTACATAACGTCGAAGCTCAGCAATACCAATTGCTAGATTTTCATAACCCTTTGGAGTAATTGTAAATAGAACCACATTGCCAGTCTTAGTATTAATCTCTGCTAGCTTTTCATCTAGATTCTCTTCAGTAATCACAAACCAATCGACCGGAGGAAATTCAACTTTCTTTGGTCTTTCTTGGATTGGAATATTTTGTTCTTGATATTCAGTCGTTACTACTACTTCCGGTTCCGGAGCTCTGCTCCCCAGACACCCCGCTAGTAGCATCGGGCTTATCAGAAGGAGGAGTAGTTTCATCTTCGATCCGTCCAATAAGTTTGTTAACGGCGTTGTTAACTCTGTCTTCAAGTCCTTGTGCATTTGTTAATGCCTCCATAGTCAAATCGATTTTAGCAAAAACACCTCTCAATTTATCTAGATGTTCCTGAGATTGTTGCAATCTTTTGGTTAAATCTTTATTTAGTTGTTCATTCTTTTTTTGATCAGCTGCCATTTTTTCTACAGTAGCCTGTAATGTTTCTGCAGCTGTTTTTAGTTTTACGTTATTTTCGCGTAATGTACCTATAGTAGCTTCTGACCACAGATAATAATTATATCCGCCGTATCCAACTCCACTTAAAAGTCCCATTACGATTATGATTAAATATAACTTAGCCATTATCTTCCATATGCCTTCTAAATCTTTTCAGAAGTACCGGAGTTTTATCTTTTCTGCGACGACGGTCTACAGCGATTTTAGGTTTAAACATAGCATCTGGAGGAAGAGAAACAGAAGCATTTCCTATTGATGTTGCAGGTGATTCTTCTTTTAGTCTATCCATAATCCAAGCCTTTGCATTTGCTTTTCCATATTCTGTAGTTTCCCATTCCCAACTACTTCTACGCTTATCCCAAACCATAACTTTCCATTCACCTCTGTGACGTTCGTTATGATCTAATGATTTTTCGATTTGATACTTCTTACCACCAATAGTAGCTTGTATCTCACCGTTTGGTCCGGCTCTTTTCCATCTTGGTGTCATGTCATTAACTCGTCTACGGTTATATGTACTTTTTTATTTGTACCTTTATGAGTAGCTTCGTATATATTTAATCCAAATATATTTCCGACAGGATAAGCTTCTGGTCCAACTACGACCCAATCCTTCGGTCTTACGTACTCATCTAAAGTATCTGATATAACTTTCTCATGTTTTACTTTATATCTGCCTGGCGATAATCTGCCATCATCAAGTAAAAACCATTGAGAGCCTTCTGTCATAATGTCAGTTATATCTATATTTGCATTTAGCATAGCAGATTTAATTTTCTTTTCTGTTACGCCAAATTCTTCTTTTAATAAAAACAAAGCGGCCGCATAACTAGCAAACTTAGAATCACCACCCGGTGCTTTTGCCATAATCTTTTTTATATTAAAAACTAGTCTATGGAATGGTGTATAATATTCACGATATTTGTCACGATTTTCTATATCATTCATATCAAATGATTTCAATCGTTTTCCTTTATCGTCTATAATGCCGACTTTAAACGCTTCGGTATCTTTAAAACTTGTAGTAAGAAGTCTTAAAAATCTGAATGTATAAACTAAATCGCCGGCTCTTTTTATTATACCCATTAAATCTTCCTCAGAGCATCTATAACAGTTTGATCCATATCAATTTCAATATATTCGTTATTTGTAATATAATTTAAATAAATCAAAAATGGTTTGATTATAGTCCAATGCTCCTTATCTAACTTTAATCCTAATATATTTTTAGCCGGTTCTATTCCAAATACGTTAAATACTATTATCAAATGATTTAATAGCAATCGTTCTGATAATTTACCAGTTTCTAAGTATCTATTGCATAATCTCTTTACATATTTAAATCGCTTAAGATCTTCTTCAAACGATTCTTCATCAATAAACTTAGGATTATAATAATGCTTTGCTGCGTATATAAAAAGATTGTTTTCAGTTAATTCAATGTTCACTTAAATGCGCTACAAGATTTGCGATCATAGTATCTTTTTTTAATCTTTTATCTAATTCAATACCATGTTCGCGCCCATGTTCTTCGAGCTCATTCTTTGTCATTGCGGCATAATGATCGCTCATTGCTGCTTGGATTTTGCCCTCAGTAAAAGCATCTTGTATAGCTTCTTCTACTGTATCAGTTTTTGGGTGTGGTGCAATTCCATGCCATTCATCGATTTGAACTTGAGTAATCTTTTGACTTTTAAGAAGCTCACCGGTTCGTGAATGTACCCATCCTCTTACAGTAGGATGTGCTCCTTTGGGTCCTCTCATTTTCATAATTTATCCTTTCGTGGTATCCACTGCCATTTGAATTTTATCACCTGCAGCATTATCGCCGTTTCTTGCAGGAGCTTTCTTTGTTACACGACCTGCAGCTGAAGCATCATCATGACCCTTCTTTTCTAGTTCTGCAGGCATCATATTAACTTTATGTTTTGCTTTGAAATCTTTTTCGTTTCCAGAAGCTTTTGAATCCATTTCTTCAGGAGCAGTAGCACTCTTATAATGCGCAGCTCTGTTTTCTTTAATCTTATTATATACTGCCCACTCTACACCTTCTTTTTTAGTTGAGTCATGAAGACCACGTTTATATTCGCCCCGCGCTAAAGCATCTTTTGCTTTCTTAGTATAACCCTGTTGATGCGGCTTCCCAACATGATATACAGGAAGCTTACTATAATCATGACCGTCTTTTTTAGCCAAATGTTTAGCAACTGTCTGTGTATAATAAGCGCTTGATTCCAGATTAAGATCTTTTTTAGGAATTTCAAAAGGTGCCTTCGGAAGAGACACAGCTTTCTTACCTTTTTCAGAAGGCGCAGAAGCTTTAGCAAGTTTTTTCATAAGCGCGGCATTCTTACTTTCAGTTTTATAACTAGCAGTAAGTTTATCTACGGCTTTACCAATATATTTTTGACGATTTTTAGCTTTATCCGTAGCGCGCTGAGACTTAGCATAATGCTTGTACATATCTCTATCTTTATCAGCCATATCACCAGCATCTGCATGTCGCTTAGCTTGTGCTGTTTGCTTTACAGCATCAGGACCAGCTTTCTTAATATAAGAACCTAAAGTTTTTTTATCAAGCTCATTAACCTGTTCAACTTCTTCCTTTATGCCAGTCATCTTTTTCGCATGTGAAATAGCATCAGCAACAGATTTAGCCTTTTTCGTACCACCACCAGTAGCTCCAGCATCATGACTCACATGAATTTTGA